CGTTCCACTAACTAATGTCAGAACTGCGTCAACAGTAATGAAATTACCGCTAACAGCTACAATTCGACCGCCTAAACGCTGGCCTTGTTTCAAAGGATCACTGATTTTAATAATCTCGCCAACCCCAGCAGCAATACCTTCCGCTCCAATACGAAAACTAACCTTTTCGGTTTCATACCTGTCACTAAAAAGCGTATGTTTGGCAGCTCGTAAAGCTTGACCACGAGATGTAACGCCAATCAATCGAAGATCAACAGGGTTATACCCAAATTTGTCTAGCAGCTCATCATCTTGCTGATATTCTGTGACGCTTGAATAGACTTGCGTTGGATCGTCCCAGTTCGCCAAAACCACGGTCTTACGTGCGGCTCTAGCTGAACCCGCATAGCTGAAACATGGCGATTGAACTTCTCCGTTTTCTGCTACGTCTTGAATGACGTTGGCTTCGCTAAATTGCTGAACTACGTTTTGCTCTCGGTCTTGCGTTAAATACAGTTCTCCTTCGCTGTAGTAAAGCAAACCTCTAAAGCAAGAGGCAAGCGAATTAAGCACTTGATAAACTGAACCTGGGTTCTGTAAGTAGACGTTACAAGTAAAACGAGGCTCCGTACCACCGCTGCCAGATGGCACTAGCTCATCACAATACTGAGAAACGGTGTAGAGATACCAGGGATCAATAGCAATAGAATTGACATAGCGTTTGACGCCAAAGCGTTCGTTTAGAACGATGTCACGGAAGATCCAAGCAGGATTATCAGTCCATGCCATCTGGAACGTTCCGTCCCACAAACCCGTATAAGTACGAGTTGCAGCGTCATAGTTGGTAGGAACCTGGACACGCTTACCGCGAAGCTTTACTGAAACGTCAGGGATCGTGTTGAACTGCCTCGCGTCAACCTTTAACGCGACAAGGCCGGTATTCGGATAAGCAAATTTTTCATCAATAATTTCGACAAAACTCTGCCAATTAATTGTGTCTTGGATAAAACTGTTGTTGTTGTTGTCAGCGGTCAGTCTTGTGAGTCGTACATTCCAAGGGCCAGTTCCAGGCAAGTTAAACTCATAAGCGCGTTGAAATTCGCTGTTTGACTTTCCGCTAATAGTTGGCGACGAGATAGTTGTATAACTGCCGCCATTTGAATTAACTTTAATACTAAAGCTGACGCTTGTGCCAGAAACATCACCGTTGCTTTGGTTTTGAGCTTGTAAAGCAGGAAGGGCAATTATTACCCGGCAACGCTCTGTGTCCTTGTCTGTGATTTGTTTAGTGACTGGACCGGCAGTTTGAGTGACGTTTACATTGACGCCAACAGTGTTTTCAGTTGTACTAAACCCATTGATAGGCGTTTGTGTTTCGTCTTCGCCTAGCCTTGAGTCAAGAGTAAAACCATCGAAGTTGTTCGTTCCATCTGGGTTTTGAATTGGAACGCCGTCAAGGTAAACGTCCTTGTTGATGCCATTAGGAAAACCTTCAAGTACACCTTCGCTTGTTGCATAAACTGTTTTTGCAAAAGCAACTGAAAATAAGTTATTAGCTGCAACTACTGGCTGTCTTGATGGATTCTGAACAACAACCGTTTGATTGACGGTTTGGTTGACGGTTTGTTTCCTTCCGCCACCACCACCACCAGCACCGCTGACCTCTAGATCGTTCACTTGGGTTTGATCGTCCATCACAAGTAATTCTGCAATTCAAGGCCAAAGCTCAGAACTGGCAACGCGCCAATGATGCGCTCACCGTAAAGAACAGGAACCACGTCCCCCTGCACTGTATTCGCGTTCGACTTATCAAAAGCAAAGCTGTTCAGTTGCTCGTCCCTGTCACGGCCTGATGTTGAACTCGATCCGCCACCCAAGCCACCGCCTTTGACATTGGGCATCTTGGGCGTTGGCGTTAATAGGTCCGCTACGCCACCAAAGATCAGTGAAGCGCCGATTGCGCCAACAGGAGCAGCCAATGCACCTAGACCAATTTGACCCAAACCGAAAAGGCCAATAGCCGCTCCAGGTAACACAAATACCGCAAGCGCAACCAACGCCACACCAGCGATAATCTTGCCCACTCCACCGCGACCAGCAGGCAATGGAGCCAGCACCAGCCTTTTGCTCAGTGGCCACAACATCTGATCCTCATCAAGCCCTTCCGCGTGATCAGTCACAACGCGCCAGCTGATCCCCTTATCGCCTGATTCCAGCAGATACTGCCTAAGACCAGGGATCTGCAAACACAATGCCCTTAAAGCCTCAGCAGGTGTCTTCACAGCAAGCTGAAACCTACGTCCGTAACGACGACCAGCTTCACCTAACAACCGGATGGTGACCATTAGCCGTCGCGCCTCAGAACCATAAACGTATTATCGCGGAAATAGCCGCTGTAAGCCATTATCGCTGAGTCTCGGTCAACCAAGTGTTGATAAATCTGATTGGCCTCTACGTCCTCAATCACAGCAACGTGGTTGCAGGTGTGGTCATTTCTGATCCGAAATAGCAATACATCTCCGCGCTCCAGGTCAACTGTCCTAGGGATCTTGGAAAAGCCCTCAGATGCAAAGTTGTCCTCGAAATGCGTGAAGCCACGTTGCGCCCATTCGCCCTCGTACAGACGCTCGTAATCAGCCATCTGAACGCCCATCTCTTGCGCGTACCAATCACGAACCGCTGAATAGCAGTCATAACCGCCATACATCCACGGACGCCCCACCAAGCCTGCTGACTGACGCGGGTCAAAGTAATAAAACTCTGTGCTGGCACAGTTAAAAACTACATAGGGCAGATTCAAGGCTTTAGAGGCATTAATGTCTGCAAAGCTCATGCCTGCGTAATCCGCATGGCTATGCCATGAAGCGACTGCATCATCCAAGTACAAAGCCGTTTCTTCTGCACTGATAACGAACGTGTCAGGCTGCGTCGAAGTGTTGGTACATTCCACCACCGTTCCATCAGCAAGCACAAAACCACAAGCCTCAACAGGATGAGCGGCTTCTGCGTAAGCACGGATACTTGCCTGCTGTTCGCCCGTAATCGGATTGTTGTACTGAGAAAGCATCGTTTAGCCCATTGCGTCCGTAAGACCAGGAAACCCACCGAATGGCAAGCGGTCGCCTTGAACTGTTGGACTGAATCTAATTCTTAAGACTACGCCGTCAGCAATTGTCACAGAGGTAACGATGCCAGTTGTTGAATTAACTGTAAAGTCTGTAGTCTCTTGGTAATTGCCAACAATCACAACGCTACCTGCCGCGATGTTGGTATATTCCAGATCTAAGATACCTGAGGTGAAAGCCCTTATAACCTCAACTCTCCCAAACCTCAATCTGCAGCTATCAAGTCTTTTGCCGCAAACATCATTGCTAAGACTGGCAACAATTTGATCATTAGCATTAAAAAAATTGCTCCCACTGTAATGACAACCGATATTGCTCCTGTACTTCCACTGACACTGTTCACGTAACAGCCTACGGCCAGGCAATGCACGTCCTTCTAAGTCGAATGGAATCGCTAGCTGAAAAGATACTGCTAGCTTGTTTTCGCTGCTTTTTTGCTCAACGACCCATTCATCTGGTCCCCAGTAAGCGTTTGGATCAGCAGCTTCAGCACCGTCAAGGTAAGTAGTAAGCGTGCGGATCCTTTGAACCGTTGCGCCAACAAGATCTTCATACGTGTTAGTTAGCGCAGTAATCCCAAGCCCTACGTTTGCAAATGTCAAGCTTGGACGTGCCAATTGCCCTTTGGTATTCAGCTCAAAGCCTGACGACTCCAGCGGCAATGCTATATAAGTGTTCGTCTGGTAAACAACATGAGCGCCATTAACTTGAGACCAATTCGCAAACCTATAAATTGCTTGGTCTGACGAGCCAGTGGGAAGAATTGCCGTAATGTCTAGCGTAAACAGATCAATAATCTGCGGCAGCTGTGGCTTAAAAACTTCAGCGTTAGGAGGTGCTTGTGTCATACATAAACCCTCGTCAAACTAAACGACAATCGAGCATAGGTTGAACTTAAAGTACTAATCCTCCAGCCATCAGACAACAAAAAGTTCTTAGCGGCAAGAATTAGCGAGATTGGAATTGCCGTTCCATCAGCAATGTCAACAGAAGTCAAAATGCCTGTCACAAGGTTTGCCGTGTAATTAGATGGAGCTGTGTAACCAGTCAAAACCAAGCCATTTGGCTCGCTGCTTATGTTTGTATAGCCAAGCTTGAGTTGGCCACTGGCGAACGGCTTGGAAAATGTCTTAGTGCTAAATGGTGGTGTCCAAGAGATTGCTTGTCCCTTTTGCTCCAACAGAAAACTTTCAATAGAGTTGATCTCTGGATATGTCAGAGGCGGTGTCTGGCATTGCCATGTCTCCTGTTCTGCGTTCAAGCCATCCGTCAGAACCTGGCTGTAGCCATCACCAAATTGAGCACGCTGAACACGCTGTGAACGCTCTTGCGTAAGCGATGGATCAAGCGGTATGTCATTGAACTGGATGTATGCCATCAGAGCATTCCTCCACTGCGGCGCTCATTGGCCAACG